CTTACGGGCTCTGCCCCGCGAGCCCTCATCGAAGCTCCGGTCGTGGAGGGGGAGTACCGGGATGTCACCGGAGACTAGCGGCTCCTTCGCCATCGACCTTGCCAAGGCTCGCTGGGACATCGGGTTCTTCTGTCGGCGGTTCCTCGGGTTCACGCCGCACGATGGGCAGCTCCGGTTCTGGAATGCCGCGCTCAAGCGTGACCAGTCAGGTGTCCACGCCGCGTACCTGACCGTCGCCTGTTCAGCCGGGAACCGAGCTGGTAAGACGCTGGCACTGGCCGTCCTCGTCCTGCACAACACCATCTTCAAGATGGGCCATGAGCTTCCAGACGTGTCCGACGAGCGGGCGCTGGAGCGGTGGATGACCCAGTCGTTCGAGTGGTATCACTTCGCCATCCAGCAGGAGACAGCGGAACTCGTCTACTACGAGATTGTTCGGCTCCTGAGTGGAACTCACGAAGCGCAGCGGAGTGGGTGTCCGCTGAGTGACGAGTTGGGGGAGCCCCCGGCGACGTGGGATAAGAAGTACAGGGGGGAGTACCTCTGGATTAGGGTGGTGCCGGGACTGGGCGGTGGTGAAATCCACTTCCGCACGACGAGCGAGAAGGCTGTCGGCTCGCTGGGCAAGGACATGCACGGCATCTCGTTCGACGAATGTGCGTTCGACCCGAACCTTGTGTTCATCGTCAACGAGGTCCTGCACCTGCGCCGCCTCTCGACTGGCGGGCAGCTCTTCCTCATCAGCACTCCGACCGAGGGCATCAACGTGTTCTCGGACATCTGGGAGGAAGGGAACCCGAACAACCCGCTCCGTAAGCCGTATCACTTCTCGCTCCGCATGAGTACGCGAGAGAACATCGGCTTCGGCATCGACGCCGAGATGTTCGAGAAGCTGACAGCCTCCATGCCCGAGTACCTCATCCCGCAGAACATCGACGGGTTCTTCCTAGAGGCCCGCCATGCGTTCTTCGACTCCCGGGCTGTCGATGCTTGCTTCATCAACGAGCTGGACGAGCAGGCCCTGCCCATCCCGACACACGCCTACGTGCAGGGCGTGGACCCGGCCATGACATTTGATGCCTCGTGGAGCATTACCTTGGACTGCACCGACCCGCAGCATGTCCGGGGTGTGAAGTGTGAGAAGCGCGGCGGGCGCCAGACATCGCTTTCGGTTTCGGCAATGGTCCAAGAGGGCCATTACCTCTATAACTCTGGCGGCGCGACATGTACGACGGCCCTCGACACGACGGGCTTTGGAGGTAAAGTCTTCCATGACCTGCTTCGCGACCTCGTACCGCCCGTCAGGAGCATCGAGTTCGGGGGCACTCGCGCCCGGAAGCTTCGTTTGCTGACCGACCTCAAGGCGGTCATCGAGCGCGGGCAACTGCGGATGCCCCGAGCAGGTCGCTGGATGGAACTTCGAAGGCAGTTGCTCGGATATAAGTTGGAAGACAAGAACCTAGAAACTGACGGTGTGATGGCGTTGGCCGTTGCTATCAGTCAGGTTATGCTTATGCCGTCCGGGAACTCCACGCAGGAGTTCAGGTTCTTTGATGACGATGTCCCCAATAAGCCAGACCCGACGCGCCTACCGCGTCACATTGCTCGTCGGGCTATCGTGACGAGGCTCGGAGCGTAGATGGCTGTTGCAGTTCTTGACCTGAACCGGGCTGTTCGGGTCGCTCGTGAGAAAGCCCAAGACCCAGAGGCTGTCGCTCTCCTCGACCGTATCGCATCGCGTCGAGCCCAGAAGGTCACCGAGATGGAGCGGTTCGCCCAGCTCTGTGATAGGTGGGACAATCTCTACTACCCGAATGACATGAGCGTCGGCGGCGCCGACCACTGGGCGAGCTACGCCAAGCCGGGCCGGGCGCACGTCAGCATCAACTCCTATCCGGCGTACGTCGAAATCCCCGCTGGCCTTCAGGCTGTCGAGCCGGTCGAGAACATGATTTCTCCCGGCGACGACCCGAACCTCCGAGCCCTGACCTCGGCAGTCGAGCGCCTCTACTTCGCTTGGAAGGAAGACACCGACTTCGAGCTGCTTGCCCATCAGGCCGCAATCGTGAAGGCGCTCTATGGGCGGACAGCCGGTAAGGTGTTCTGGGATAACGAGAACGACCGCCCTGCGGTCAGTATCGTGGACCAGCCCCGTAACCTCTGGCTCGGCTGGAGTTCGACTGACTACCGGAAGCTCGACTGGGCGCTGTACCAGTACCGCATCGGCGCGGACGCCGCGCACGAGGACTGGGGTGTCGTCTTCGACCAGTATCAGGACAAGGACGGGCAGACCTACCCCATCGTTCGTCCCTTCGGCGCGGTGCAGCAGGACGGCAGCATGGCCGCTCCGACTCGGTCGTGGCTGACCGAGGAGTACCTCATGGCCGAGGTGTACGACTACTGGTACAAGCTACCGGTCGAAGGTGCCCGGACCGAGTTCGGCTCGCCGACCAAGTTCGAGACTTGGAACGCCATCTTCGTCGGCAACCTGATGGTGAAGAACGAGAAGCACCCGGAGTACGGCGGGCGTATGCCGTACGTCCCGGTGTTCAACTCGTACATCCCCGGCGTGCCGGACGGTCGTCCAGAGTTCTACGACATCGAGCAGCTCCTTCGTGAGAAGGACGAGCGGATGAGCGCGGGCGCTCAGATGATTTCCCGTACGGTGACCGGGCAGTTCTGGCAGCTCGTCGGTCCCGACGCTCCGCTCTCCGTCAGCCCGGGCCTCAAGCCCAAGTCTGACGAGGTCATCGCACCCGGACCGGGCAACCGGCTGGAGGCCATCGTCCCGTGGATGCCCGAGTTCCAGTTGGAGCAGTACCTCAACCGGCTGGACCGCGACCTCGTTGACGTGTCCGGTCTGAACGACCTCCTGCGCGGGCTTGCGCCCGCGAGCGTCTTGTCTTCGTCCAAGGCCATCGCCTCGCTCGTCGCCAACTACGAGACCCGCATCCGAATGAAGCGGGAACTCTTCTATCGCTGGCGGCGCGAGATGTGGGACCTGACCCGGACCGTCTGGGCCGAGAAGATTGGCGAGGACTCGGTCAGCAAGGCGCTCAAGACCGTGAAGCGCCTCGATGTCGTTCCGCCGTCGCTCACCCCGCGTGACGACATGGAAGCCGCTCAGATTGCTCAGGGCCTGACGAACAGCAAGCTCTGGTCGATGCGCCGGGCGATGGACCGCACGGGTGTCGATGACCCCGAGCAGGAAATGAACATGATTAGGGAAGAGCAGACCGACGCGACGCTCAACCCGGCAGCCGTTCAGGTTATGGCCCAGCTCATGGCCCTGCTCCAGCAGCTCGGTATGCAGCAGCAGCAGATGGCCGCACAGCAGATGATGCAGCAGCAGCAGCAGTCACTCGCTGCTGTTCGTGGCTTGCAGCCCGACCTTGCTGGGTCACAGAGCCTGAACGCTCCAGAGGACCAGCAGCCGCGCCGACCGGACCAGCTCTCGGCTGGGGCTCCGACTGGCGGTGGGGAGAACAAGGCCCTCCTCCAGACGCAAATCAAGGAAGGCGAACCATCCAACCGTATCCTCACCCAGCAGAGCATCGCGGAGTAAAGCGTGGCCCGCAGCGGTAGGTTCGGTCGTCTGCCGAGGACGGCCCCAGATATCTCATCCGCCATCATCGCGCTGGCTCGCGAGTTCATCGCTGCCGAGGAGCGCAACTACGTTGATGCGTGGAACAACGGCGGCGAGGTTGACGGCGTCCGCGTCACAGACGACGTTCTACTTGCGTTCTTTCGCAAGCGCCGGGATGGACTGAGTCCGAAGGACCCGGACTGGGATAAGTACAACAACGTCCTTGGGCAGTACGAGTTCGCCATCGAGAACTCGAAGATGGAACTCAAGTATGCCGAGGGCAAGGTGACCGATGCGGGGATGGCGAAGTTCTACCGGGAGCAGGCGGCGAAGTACCCGGTCGATAGCGAAATCTATCGGCGGCTTCGGACGCTTGCTGCTCAGTACACAGAGCGGGCGACTCGCGCTGCTTCTTCTGGTTCTCGTCGTGCTAAGAATGATGGTTACGACGCTTCAGTAGAGAAAATCAAGGCCCGCAAGGAATACGGGTACGACTGGTTCTGGCAGGCGATGGAGGACCTTGCGAAGGAACGGGGCATTCTCTTCAAAGAGAACGAAGACCTCATGGACCTTCGCGTGGACGAGCAGGACTACCGGAGGTTCAACCAGCTCCTCGACGACGTGCTGGAGAGCCCGGACTATCAGGAATGGCGCGACAACTTCGAAGCGTACGTCAGGGCCAACGGTGACCCGAACTTCACGCTGACGATGGAGTACATGACGAACTCCAAGAAGGAGGGGGTCACGGCGCGGCTTCAGCTTGCTTCGAACAACGGCAAGCGCGGGGACTTCACGGACGCCACCAAGGAACTGAAGGAAGTCGGGGCCATTCAGGGCAGGCTAGTCCTCCGTAACCCGCTTGAGCGATACGAGGATGCCCGCGCCCTCCTCGCTCGCGTCATCGAGGACCCGAACTCCGACCCGCTTGAGCGGTGGCAAGCGACGCAGGACTACATCTCGACGCTTGAGGAAATCTATGTCGAGGTCGGCGATGAGTTTGCGCGGACGAACCTCGACGGCTCGCGGACCATCAAGGGTCGGCTGGAGAACGAGCTGACCATCCTGTATGGCGGCGATGTCGTTGGTGGGACGCTCTGGGATGACTCGTCCAGTTCTACGACATCCGATGCGGATGCGAAGTCCACGAAGGCGTCGCTGGCGGCGCTGAGTGGTGGGCTTGAGGCGCTCTCGACTGGCGCTGCCGTCCTGATGCGCGGGGAGGACTTGAACGGCGGGCAGCAGGGCTGGGTCTTCGTCCCGGTCGAAAGTGCCCTGATGGCTGAGGCCATCTCGTTCGCGCCGGTCGCTGGCACGTCGAGGAAGCGAGGCGATGACTCGCCGCTGTCCACGAACACGGGCGTGCCGATGATGACTATCCGGCAGCCGGATGGCAGCATCAGGACCGTGGCGCTGGCGAATATGCAGTACGCGACCATCGGCCAGCCAGTCGTTGCTCGCGCCGTTGTTCGCGACCCGCTGACCGGGCGACCGGTTGCCGGGGTTGACCCTGCGAAGAACCAGCGCCTTGATGCGGCATACAGGTTCACGATGCCGGACGGGACGGTCCTTTGGCAGTACTGGGACTCGGCAGGCGTCAGGCGCTGGAGTAATCAGCCCCCGTTTGCCGAGGGACTCGCGGCAACAGAGACTCCAAATGGCTGGATTGTTGACCTCCCGGCCAACACCACGATGGGCTGGAATGTCTCGACTGTCTTCGACCCGATGTACTACAACGATGCCGAGAACTCCGCACTCGGCCTGACCGTATTCCAGTCTTCGGCCATTGCTTGGATGATGTCCTCTGACCCGAACATCGACGAGGGGACTCGCCGGGTTGGCATTGCCAATGCTCGTGGTCTTGAAGCTGCCATCTTGGCTGAGTTCAACGGGGATGCGCTCTCCGCTCAGAGCGCCTTGGCTGAGGCTTCGAATATCAGGGGTGCGTATCTCCAGAACACCCCAGAGGCGCAGATTGCCCTGATGCTGGCGTTCCAGCGCGGCATCGTCCCGGCGCTTCCCGGCCCCGAACGAGCCCCGTCCGTCTACGACAAGGACGGCAAACTCGTCCAGATTGGGGAGCGGTTGCCGGTACAGGGTCTTCGCGAGGCTGGCGGCGAGGGTGCGCTCATGCGCCAGTACATCAACATGTTCCGAACCGGGCAGAACGTCCCCGGCTTCAATGAAGACAGTGCCTTCGTCCCGAAGGCTGGTCAGGGGCATGGTCGAGAGGGCCACCCGTCTTGGGTCGGCATTCGGCGAGGTCTTGGCATTGCCTCGGCAGCGGGCACTACCCCGTGGGGCATGGACAAGGCCGCCGCCGCCTTCAACTCAGCTCTGTACGGGAAACTCACGAACTACGCTGGCGGGACCATCGTTGACCCGCTTGCCAATCTGGGCAAGGGCAATGACTCCGGGCCGAGTGGCGGGCCGATTGTCAATCCGAATACCGGGTTCGTTCAGCAGCCTCCGACAGGAGCGCCGCCGCCGCCGAATACGTATCCGTATCAGCCGCAGCCCATCGCGCCTCCTCCTCCGGGGTCGCCCGGTCCGCCCAACATCCCCGGGGAGGAGTTCGACCCGGACTTCAACCCGCCGGTTACGCCGCCACCGCCTCCACCGCCGCCTAGCGGAGGGCGTCCGCCATCAGCTCCCATCCCGGTGTAGCTGATGGACCTGACCGGCGGAACTGGCACGAACCAGTATCGAGTTCGCTCCCCTTCCTATGACTGGAATAGCACGACTGGGAACTTCAGCTTTGGGCTCGGAGGCATCCCGTATGCCTCTGGTTCCAGCAGCCTGAGTAGCCAGTACGGCACGAGGCCGTACGGTGACCTTGGCAAGAACACGGTGTCGTTCTTCCCGTACGGGAATAACACCGAGGACTTCAAGCCGCCCCCGGCCTTCTCTGGTATCCCGGTCCTAGAGCAGGCCGCCTCGCTTGGTGGCGAGATTGGCAAGTGGGGTGGACGGGCCATCGGTTCGTTCTTCACGCCACCGGTCGTCCAGCCGAAGAAGGTCTGGGATTACCCAGACTTTGCCAAGGACCCGGAGCGCCTCCGTCTTCAGGGCCTGATTGACTCGGGTCAGATTGACGAGTACGAGGCGCAGTCTCGCTTCCTTGAATACCGCATCAAGGAAGTCCAGAAGGAACAGGGCGACCTGTACCACATCGGGTTCGACCAGTACGTCGTTCCGCCGCATGATGCTGGCGGGACGCTTCTGAAGGTTGCCGACCTGCTCTGGGCTCCGCAGCGTGGGTATCAGCGGTCCGGTGGGCTCTTCGGTAACTGGGGAACATCCCAGACGCTGGAGAAGCTGCTGAAGGCGACCGACGACGAGCTGCGCGGACAGGACCTATTCGGCAACCTCGGCGAGGTCCATCAGGAGCTGGTCGATATCAGGAACGCAGTCCTGAGTGGCGAGCTTTCAAAGGACGAGGCTCAGGATGCTCTCATCCTTTCCGGCTTTGCCACGTCGCTCCCGTCGCACCCAATCCACTCGCTCTTTGATGAACTAGTCAGCGACCCTGTCAACCTCGTATCGCTCGGTATCGGGACCCTTGTCAAGGTTGGCGGGCGAACCGGGGTGAAGCTTCTCGGCATGACGCTGGGCAAGGCCGCTACTGAAATCGGAAATGAGGCTGCCCAGCAACTTATCAAGCAGGTTTCTGGCAGGCAGTCCATCAGCTACTTCAAGGAACTGCTCGGCAATCCACAGACGGCCAAGTTCGCGCAGGCGGCATTCGATGAACTCCCGCTCCGCGAGCGCGTTCTTGTCGAGCGTTTCCCGATGGTCATCAACGTGGCCCAGCGTGTCGAGAACCTGCTTGACCCACTGACGCTCTTCACTTCCGGGCCGACCGGCAAGGTGTCGCAGAAGTACTTCTCGTTTCAGGCGACACAGGGCGCGGTCGATGCCTTCCGCAAGGGCACGTTCCTGAATATCAATAGCGCGGTCACTCGCGCTGGCGGCGTCGATGCTGCCTCGAAGACCGAGGAGCTGTTCGCTCGCGCCACGACGCAGGTTGTTGCTCAGGTCGGGAACGAGGCCCGCGTCCAGAAGATGCTCCTGACCCGGTCTATCGAGTACATGCCAGAGGGTCCGACCCGGGCGGCTTGGCACGCAGCCGAGAACTACGGGACTGATATCACGAGGTATGTTCGCGATAAGACCGAGAAGGTTCGACGCCGCTTCATTCCCCTCAAGGAGGGCGAGGCTGGCCTGAGCGAGATGTATGCCCGGGTCAGGCCGAGGGCCGCTCGTCAGGTGGCCCGGATGTACGACATCGGGATTGACGAGGCTACCGAAATCGTCGGGAAGATGTCTGACGACGAGCTGTCGCTCGTTGACTTCCTCCATTACGGGCATGTGGTCAAGGAGTTCACCGCTGCCCGAAAGGCGGCGTCGGTCGCGTCCGGGTCACAGATGCCCATCATCGACCGCCTGACGTTTGCCGGTCCGCATCAGATGTCGAGGCAGGACTGGAAGAACGTCAAGGACGCCATCAAGAAGGGCGACTGGGCGACGGTCAGGTCTGCCATCGAGCGGTGGGATGACCTCCGGTACAACATTTCCCCCGACCTTTCCGATGCTGAGCTTCGCGAAGCCATCACGCCGCTGATGGACAAAATCAAGGACTGGCTTCCGACTACGCTCAAGAAGAAGACCATCGACAAGCTCCCCGCTGACATCAAGCGTTTCATGGACACGTACGGTGCCGACGGGTACGAGCTATTGCTGCGTCCGGCTGACGAGGTCGCCGAGCGCGCTACGCGAAATGCGGATGGGCTGATTGAGCGCATCAACCCGTGGGTTGATTACATCGACGAGGGGCTCGATGTCGTCAAGGTCCGGGGCCGGATGAACGCTGCCTATGACTCGGTGTTCAAGAGTATCGCCGGGTCGAGCATTCACCGGGCCGCGACGCACACCTTCATTCGGAATGCTGCGTATCTCTGGGGCCTCCCCGAGGACCGGGCACGCGGCCTGCTCTATGCCATCGAGAAGGCGGCCAACCGAAGTGGTGTCACCATCCGTGGCCTGACGCCCGGTGACATGTACAAGGCCGCTCTGACCGTAAAGCTCCCGGAGGAGTTCTTCAAGAAGATTGGTCCCCGGGAGCTGGCAGAGCTGGTCGTCGTTTCGTGGGAGGGGTCACTCAAGCAGGTCGGCGTGACCCAGAAGATTTCTGGTATCGCCAAGTCCATCTTCGCGCCTGCCGGTAACTGGATTGGGCATATCGCCGAGGGCGTCTTCCCGACCGTCCGCTTCTCGCGTAACCCGTTCTTCCAGCTTCAGGAGACCATCGAGGCTCCGACGCTGATGCTGCTCCGTGGCTGGTACACAGCCGAGGAGATTGGGTACAACGCACTCGATACGCTGTTCCCCAAGCGGGGTGCGGCCAAGGCCCGCAAGGAGGCAGCGAACCTCCTGAACGAGCAGACCAAGATTGTCCTCGACCTCTTGGGTCACCTGACTCGCGGTGGGTTCTACCGAGGTGACATGTTCGAGCTGTCCGACCTTGCCCTGTTCGGGCGAGAGGCCGCTCGGGACCTTGGCCGGGTCGGTCAGCTAAAGACGTTCCCGTTCTCGAAGTGGGCGGCGAAGGTCGCCAACACGACCGGGCCGCTTGGCATCAAGCGACGCGCTGAGGCCCGTGCCTTCCGCTATGTCTACGGGAAGCGCATCGCTTCGGCACTCAAAGAGGTTTCCCCGTCTTCGCATCGCTTTATGACCGAGTGGTATCGGGCTCGGTGGGCTCACCCGGGCGGTCTCAAGATGTCCGAGGGTGAGTTCTTCGTCCAGTACATGATGGACATCATCACTCGGGCCAACCCGGATAAGGTGTTCGAGGTTCTCCCGATGTCGGCGATGCAGCCGAGCCATGTCGGTCGCCGGGCTCGCACGTCGCTTCGGCTGACTCGCTACATCCTCGGCGTCGAGGAGGACTTGGACTGGTCCGCGCTCCGAAAGCAGGCGGCTGACCCGACGAACCTCGACATGACCGAGGACCGGGTCCGTGAGCTGTTCCGCCTTGCCGGGGCCGATGACGATTACACCGAGCGAGTGCTGCATCGCCTGTTCGGTTTCACGGCTGACGAGTACTGGGAGGGTGTCCTCAAGAACATCGGGCCGAATACGAAGGTCGCCCGAAAGGATGTCGAGGCCATCCGTTCTTTCTATAAGCACATGGCGGACTCGATGGAGATGTCCGAGGACGAGTATCTCGGGCGGCGCTTCGCGGGCGTGCCACTGAGCATCGACCAGTTCGGGAACGTCAAGGGCAAGGCCCAGTTCCAGATGCTTCGCGATGCTTTCCAGCTCCGTGGGCTGAAGGCCATCGAGGCCGGGTCGCCAGAGGACATGACCTTCCGCGAGTTCGTGCAGCAGGCCACGCCGAAGTTCGTTAGCCAGAACGAGCCGTGGCGAGCGGCCCCGAACGGTGACATTGCCGAGTACGCCGATATCTCTGCCCTTGAGAAGTACATCGAGGCCGAGGAGTTCGACCCGGAGGTCATCTCGCGGCTAGCCGAGGACATCAGGGCCAACGGTATCGAGGAGCCCATCGTGCTGGAGTTCGCTCCGGGCACGAGCAAGGTACGGGTTACCGATGGCCTGAAGCGCATGGCCGCAGCTCGCGAAGCTGGCCTGCGGCGGGTGCCGGTGTTCGCTCGCCGGAACGATGGACTCGAACGCGGTATCAGGTACACGAAGGTCCTGCCAGAGGACCAGCTCACCACGCCCAGCAAGCTCGGGTTCCGAACGTCGCGAACGGCGAAGACGCTGGCCGAGATGTCGGATGCCGAGAGGAAGCACGCTGATGCTTTCAATGCCCGGATGCTGCGCGAGGCTGACCCGACGCTCGGCTCCCCGGTGTCCGGCAGGGTTGGCAATCTGGAGTACGGTCCGCGCTCGTTCGCTGACCACATGGACGAACTCGACCGGGTGATGACGGAGTACGAGCGGGTCGAGGCCCTGCGCTGGTACGACGATATCCGCACTGGCCTGTTCTCGATGTACGGCGAACCAGAGGCTGCTCGCCGGGCGCTGCTCGGCTTTGCTGTATCGCAGCGGAACGCCTCCCCGGAGGATGGGTTCGGCTATCTCTGGGCTGGCCTAGAGCGCCTGCGCCGGGGGCAGGAACTCCCAATCGAGCCCGGAGTTCTGGGTAAGAGCCCAGAGCAGCTTCGCCTGATGCTGCTCGACCAGTACGGCGAGACTCGCGGGCTGGGCCAGAAGCTGATGGACTTCATCGACTCGCTGGCCGGGGCATCCACTCGCTCGGTCGGAGTCTCCCCGTCTGGCCGTGCTGTTCCGTGGGGTCCTGCGGCTGGCGACCTCTGGGCCAAGCGCGGCCTCGGGTTCATTGACGAGGCCCTGTTCGAGACCAAGCCCGGTCAGGGCAAGGGCAGTGAGCGCATCCACAACCTCGTTGGCAGCCTCGCCTTCGAGAGGAATGCTGATGGCGATTACGTCATGCACTTTGCTGGCGAGAAGCGCCCGGACCTCGGTCCCGATGTCGAGATGGTCAGCACGGACCAGCTCTGGGAGTTCATCGAGGTAGACCGTACACGCATTCCGAAGTGGGCCGAGGACCGGGGAGTCACCGTCGAGGACGTTCTCTGGGAGCTTGGGCTGTCTCCGGTCGAGATGCCTATCCCGCGTGTCCAGATGGTCATGGACGCCTCGACCGATTTCGGGAACATCCCACCTGCTGGGACTCGCAGTGGTGTCAGGCGGGTGATTAGCAGGGAGGGTGTTCCGATTACGGCAGAGGTGGTCGAGAACCCGATGGGTCGCATCATCCCTGTGCCCGGGACGGAGCGACCTCTCGAATACGTCTACCGAGCCGTGAGCGAAGAGGACTACCAGCAGATGCTCAAGTCTGGCTTTATGAAGTCAGACGAGCGGATGAACCTTGTCAAGGGCGAGGGGACGGTCGCCTCCAAGGATGACCCGTCGTGGTATCTGCCGGGTCGCAATCAGGCCAGTGCCCCCTTGGGTGACTACGAGGGTCGCATCCTCAAAATCCGGGTTGAGGCATCTGACGGCTGGGAGGTCAGCAAGGCCGACAGCTATATCAAGACGCAGAAGCCGGTCCCGGTAGACCGCATCGAGGCGTCCCCAGTACTCGTTACTCGGAAGGCCGAGCGGGTTACGCAGACCGGCGGCACGGTCGTGGACGTGGATACGTTCGTCAAGAACCCCAAGAAGGTCTCGAAGGCAACGCAGGCAGGGCGCTATCTCGATGAGCTAGAACGAGAAGTCCGGCAGAACGGCATCACCGAGCCGATTATCGTGTACTACGACGCGGTCACGAATACGGCCTCTGTTGCTGACGGCAATCACCGGCTGGCCGTGGCCCGCAGGATGGGCCTGACCGAGGTTCCGACCCGGGTGCAGACCACTCGACAGGGTGCGTTCGACCCGTCAGCCGAAGTGATGAAGTCAGCCATCCCGGGTGGGCGGAAGTTCCAGCCTATTCATGGACTTCGCTTCCAGCGCGAGCAGCATTACTTCCCGGGCAATCCGCTGCCGTCCGACCTTTCCTTCTATGGGCTCTCGAACGACGAGGTCATCCCGAAGGCGCATGTCGGCGCGACCGACCCTTCGGCGCTTGAGTACGACTACATCGAGGAGTACTTCAACGACTTCGCGGATTACCTGAGTGCCGAGAACTACATGGAGCGCAAGTGGACGGCTGCCGAGGTTCAGGCCCTCGACTGGTACAGGATTAGGAAGCAGACCGGCGACCTCGGTGGCGGGCCTCTCTCTTCTGTCTTCACGCATAAGTGGGACTTCCCGCTGGAGATTGCCCCCGGCAAGTTCGCCCGGCTTCGCGATGTCATCCCCGAGGACCTGAGCCCCGAGGTTGCCGAGGAACTCAACCTCTACCTGATGCCGCACCTCCAGCGCCTCGTCGAGGAGCGAACCGGCGTCAAGGTCATCTTCCGCTTCTCGTCCGTTGGGATGTGGCAGGGCGCCACGACACCGAATATCAACATGGAGGTCATCGGTTCGGCTGACGGCATCGACAAGGCGATGGCGTATCTCGGACTTCTCGTTGAGCAGGATGAGGTCTTCGCCTCGCAGCTCGTCGAAGATGGCGTGGTCGCACTTTCCAGTACAGGTAAGTGGAACAACCTTCACCATGCGATTGACTGGGTTCTCCCCGATGGAGCGACCGAGGCCCATGCTCGCGAGGTTGCCCGGGCGCTTGCTGCTGATGATGGACATGCCCTTGTCAGGGGTGGTGGCGCACAGGTCGTTCACTATGCCGAGGGCCGATACGGCGTTCGGACTGTCTGGATGCCCGAGGGCGAGGTCGGAGCGGAGTACGTCAACGGATTTGCTAAGGTTCACCCTGACGACCAGTTGATGCTGGTCAAGCTGGATGACTTCGATGAGCCGGTCATTCCGCTCAGGACAGCCGTTAGGCTCAAGGACTACACGAACGATTGGAAGGCCAACCGAAATGGCGACGCATATGCTGCCCTACTCGGGTCAGACCGTGAAGGTACGTCCCTCGCAGAAGAGCTGGTCCGTGGCGACGCGGACGAGGTCCGCGACCTCGCCGACGCCTTCCTCGCGCAGCGAGCAGGCCGAGAGCGAGCCATCAACGCCGCCGGTCGAGTCGCAGCCGATGGAGACACCTACTTCCAGCAGGTCCCCCGAGGAACTCTCGGAGCCACTGTCACCCGAGCCGACGGAAAGCACCAGTACTACCTAAGCAAGGCCCGTCGCCGCGACACGTTCCTCCACGAGGTCGCGCACGCTTGGCTCCAAGACCTTGACCCATCTGGTGTACGCCAGCTTCTCGATGCGTACAATGCCGAGGTCCTCGCTCGTCGCTCGGCTGGTCGCCCGCCTCGTAAGTACGGGCACAAGATGGCCCGCCAGACGCAGGTGGCGAATACCGATTTCCACGAGTGGTTTGCGAACAACTTCGTGGAGTGGGTCAGGACCGGAAATGCCCCGCATCCGGGCCTGAAGCCGCTGTTCCAGCACTTCAACCGGGTGCTGAAGCAGTCTCGATTGCGGGGCAGCCTGAATAAGGAAGTGAGGGGGTTCCTTGACGACGCCGCTCGGGTGGCTCCAGCACGCCCATACGCCTACAACGTTGATGAACAAACCATTCTGGACTTCGCAGTCGGAAACTTCCGCGCCGTGGACCGCGAGTCCAAAGACCTCATTTACTTCAAGGGAGAGCGAAACCTCTTCGAGCGAAGTCTCAATCACCCTTACCTTGGCCTCTACCCTCTGTCCTACATGTGGGGCAAGGTGCTTCCTGAACTCGTCGAGTTCCTCGCCTTCCGACCTTTCGGCTTCCAAGCGCCCCTACTCGGGCTGAATGTCGTCAACGACATCTACAAGGGCGTGATGCTCCAGCAGGAGTACGACCCGGAGCTGCGGGCGTGGCTTGAGAACTACGAGCCAGCCCTCCGCGCCATCGGTATGATGGTCCCCGGCCTGCCGTGGGACCTGCCGGTGAACGCCCCGCTCTGGGTCCGTCGCCTGTCCGAGGCGTACTCGACCAACCGCTTGCGAGAGATGAACGGCATGGAGCCGCTTGCCGTTGATGTTCCGCGTATCACCGCCGACTCGCTCCAGTACATGTTCGGACCGGTTCAGGGAACGCTCTCCCTCACGGAGCTTGGCGAGGGCATCGCTGCGCTCGGCGAGCTGGCCGTTGGCTCCGTTGCCGGGCAAATCCCGAAGGTCACCGAGCCGCGTATCGAGACCCCGCCGCTCGTCCAGAACCCCGAGGAACGGCTTCAGCAGCTTCCGTCCACCCTGCGCCAGCAGGACATCTACCTTCAGGATGTTCTCTTGCAGGGTGTTAGTCCCAGTGAGCGCCCGGACAATGCAGTAGATACTTTCGTGGAGGAGTTCTAATCTAGTTGTACCTCGAAACTCTTCGGGGTTATCATTTAGGAGAACGCATGTCAGATAGTCCAGCCACGGAGACTCCACCCACCGAGACTACCGAGCAGCCACCCAGTGATAATGCTGGGTCGCAGCCAGAGTTTCAGTCGGTCGAGGAAGCCGTCGCTCACTGGCAGAAGCGTATCGCTGGCAAGGACAAGGTCCACGCAGCCGAAGCACAGGCTCTCCGAGAAGAGCGAGACTCCCTCAAGGAGCGACTCGCTCAGCTCGAAAAGGCGCAAGCCGAGGGCAAGGCGGCGTCGATGTCCGAGGCAGACCGCTGGAAGCAGCAGTTCGAGGAAGCAGAAGCAAAGCTCCGAGAGACAACCGAAAGGTTCACCCTCGACACGAGGAAGGCCAAGTACCCCAAGGCCACCGAGTTCCTCGGCGACGATGGACTGAAGGCTTTCGACGAGGGCCGACTGGCCGCCATCGAAGTACGTCTTACCGAAGCTCCTGTCACGCCTCCTCCGGTTATCGACAAGAACACGCCGCCTCGTAACCCGTCCGAACCACCGAAGCAGAAGTCGTCAGCAGAGCTGAAGGCAGAGCTGGAGAAACTGGCTCCCGGGTTCCGAGCCGAGCTAAACATCCGGTAAAGGAACATGGCCGACACTCCGATTACGACCGCGACCACCAACTTCGACCAGACGGTCACGGCGCTCGTCCTTCGCACTGTCGAAGAGAACCTCCGCGACCAGCTCCAGTGGTTCCAAGAGGGTGCGTACATCCCGGGCACCATCGTCCCGGGCACGAACCTCATCCGCCACATCGCGTACGGCGACCTCTCGGTCGTGGCTGGCACTGTCAGCGCCGGTACGCCCCCGTGGCTGACTGAGGGCACGCCGCCCGAAGAGGAGCCGCTGACCATCGGTTACGCCGAGTACGGTGCCTCGCAGGCAGGCCGACTCATCGGCATCACCGACGTGGCCCTCGCCGAGAGCCCC